ATCTTTTGTTTTGTCTAAAAAAGATAAATATTTTTCATTTAAATCTTTTTTAGAGTTCATCCACTACCTCATCTGTTTCGTTAACATCATCGATACCTAACTCTTTAGAATCATATTTTAAAATACAAGCTTCACAGATTTGTTCATAACAATAATCTTTTAGTTCTGAATTTGTTAACATTAACTCTTCAAAATCTTTAGATTGAAATTTGTATTCCTTAATTAATTCACCAGTTTCAGTATCACAGTGTTGTAATGTATACCAAGCACCACCTACTTTACATATCTTGTGCTCTTTCATTACTGTTAACCAACTATCAAAGTCAGCAATACCTGTATCAAAATACAAAGGAAAATCAGCCGTTCTCATTGGAGGGCCGAGACGATTTTTAATCACCTGTCCTTTTATTTTAATACCAATAGTATTGTTTGATTTGTCTTTGATTTGTCCGGCATTTTTGAATCGAACACGAGTTGATGAGTGAAATGGTAAAGCTTTACCACCACTTGTAGTCCAAGGGTCTCCAAACATTACACCTAACTTTTGACGAAGTTGATTTGTAAAAACAAGAGCAACTTTTTGTCTAGCTATCATTTGTGTAATTTTTCTCATCGCTTTTGATATTATAATCGCCTTGGCTGTAGCCCAACCATCTTTATCAAAATCTGTATCCATTTCTTGTTTGGTGGATGCAGCTGCTAATGAGTCAACCAAAATTGTAACTAACTTATCTTTATTTGATTCTCTGATTTTGGTAACAATTGTTTCAATAGTATCAAATATTTCTTCGACAGTTTCCAAGTGCACATATAACATATTTTTAGTATCCACACCAATAGCTCTCAAGAACTCTTGAGATACTGCTGATTCTGTGTCAATGTAAACTGCTATACCATCTTTCTTCTGTGTCGAAGCTAACAAATGAGAACCTATTAAAGACTTACCACTACCTTCTAAACCATTTAATTCAGTAATTTTACCTACAGCAATCCCACCATTTGGTCTGTTTGATATCGCTAAATCCAACATTGTCGAACCAGTCGAAATGAAATCCGTAACATCAGTTGGGTTAGAGCCTTCTTCTAAAAAGTAAGCGACTTGTTGATGTTTGAATTGTTTATTTAATTCATTGGCTATAACACCAGCCAATTCGTCTTTTTCTGACATATTGTTCTCCTAATTAATATGTGGTTGTATCCGGTAACAAATACTTAGCGGTTTTATCCAAGTCTTCAACAACCACACAATGGATTTTTATTGATTAATCGTTGAATAATTTATCAAACGCATCCGATACTTCACCTGTTGTTGTTGTAGAGGTTTGTGTTGCAACTGTTTCGGTTGTATTTGTATTACTTGTTTCTACAGTTTGAGTATCATCAGATGGGTTCAAATAGTTTTGTAAAACTTCTTTTAAATCATCATAAGATGGTTCAGTATAAAGTTCTGTCAATTCAGATTGATTTTCTAATAAATTACTCAATAGATTTGCGTCATCGGTAATAGTTGTTTGATTTGGTTTTACTCGTACAGTGGTTTTACCATATTGGTTACCAGCTTCTGCAGGTGTCTGTCTTTCAATACCAATGTCTCTACCATTAGTAGCGTCTGTAATATCACCATAATCAGGATCTGCGATTACACCAAGTAGTTCTTGATAAACAGTCTTACCAAAACCCCAAAACTTAACACCTTCAGATTCTTTACCTCTAACTATCACAGGTGCAAAAGTTCTCATTTTAGGTTCAAGTCTTTTACCTTGAATCCACTCGTCTTTATTACCTGTTGATTTTAGTTTGTCAGCAAATTCAGCGACTGGGTCGGGGCGACCAAACGACATTGGTGAAAGGTAAGTTTTGTTATTACCTAAATTATAGTGAAAAAACAATTCAATGAATGGATTGTCTTTATTGTGTTTGTAAGGAACAATACGAACAACTTGTGTACCTGGTTCAGGTTTCCAAAAGTTTTCTTTTGTTGATGTTGTTGATTGTAGTTGATTGAGTTTGGATTTTATTGCATTTATATCCATTATTTTCTCCTATGTTTTATCTTTTATCGTTTATTATTTATGGTTAATCTTATAACCATATAACCTATTAACTATAATATATATCTTTTTTAATATATAAAACAAGCTATTTTTTTATTTTTTTTTAACACTCTTTAGTTTCATCACACCCACATTTTTTATCCCATTTTCCTATTGGACACTCTGCGATCGCATAGTGTACTTTAACATTCATGAAACATCCACAATGAGGACATCTACCATCTTTTTTACCTGTATCTGGATTAGTTTCATCATATAAAAGTTCCGGACATGCTTTACAAATATTCCATCTACGTTCGGCTTCTTTTTGTGTGGTTATGACTTGAGAACCTTTAACCCAAGACTTTAAAGATTTCCAATGAGTTACAGCTAAATCTCTAACCATTTGAGATGTTGGTGGCAATTTTTTTTCATTCTCCAACATTCTTTCAGTTTTTTCAATACATTGTAATTCTTCTTCGGTAGCTTCTCTATCTTTTGTTACTTTTGGTTTAAAGTTAAATTTCACTTCACTCCCAAATGACTCATTAATTTATCGAGTTTTTGTTCCATTATTGTTATTCTTTGCTCTAAACCTTGTGTGTTTTGGACAGGCGGTTGTTGTGTCTGTTGTTTAAATCTCTGTAGTATCACAGACGATGGTTGTAAGTTTGGAAGATGTGAATTTTCATCTTTCCATTTATCATATTCTTTACCCCATAAAGTTAATTCCTCATCAGTACCTTGTGGATTTGGAGGTTTAGGTGGCTCAGTTTTTGGTCTTGGTCGAGATAAAATTTGGTTTGCTGATTGTATGTTTGGTAGATGTGAATTTTCCTCAGACCACTTTTTATATTCCTTTTTCCATTTTGTCTCTTCTTTTCCACTTGCACCCATTAATGGTGGTTTAGGCATTGGTGCCGTTGGTCTTGGTGGTGCGGGAATATCCTCACCATTTAACCATTTTTCAATAATATCTTTTTCTCGATATCCACACACACCTTTACCTGTTTCTGCATTTATAAACCAAGGTGTGCCACATTGAACTTTATATTCTTTTTTAAGTTCTTCTACAATTTGTCTATTTTCTGGTTCCGCTGTATCAAGTTTTAGAATATCATGTCCTTCATTAATTAATTCATCAACAATTGGGTCTGCTTTTTTACAAAAACCACAACCTACTGAATAAAAATAATATAATGGGGATGATTGTTCTTCCTCTATAACCTGAGTGTTTTTTTCTTTTACTTTTGACATAACCTATTTCTCCTAATGTGTATATAAATATATATATTTTTTTTATAAATTAATTTATTTTTTCAATTTTATAAATTCTAGTATTTATTTTGTTCAACCCATCTGCGTTTGTTACCATTAACATATTTTTAAAATTTTCCCACGGTATCATGAATTTATTATCTAAAACACCATTGTTTAAATTTTTAATACATTCATTCAATGCATTAATGGTGTACAATGTATTGGAATGTTTTTTTCTATGTAGGGAAATCGTTCCCTCCACTTTATTGTAATCAACTCCATTTTGTGTATCTACATTATAAGTGCAAATTAATTCATTCACATTGTTTTCATTTTGTAATACATATACTTTATTGAATGTAATTATATATGCGTCTGTGATTTTCTCAATTGTTTCATCAAGATTACTTTTAGTTGTAAACGTTGCTAGTAATTGTGATTTCATTATGCTTCTATTTCCTTACCAGTTTCACCACTTGTCAAACTACCATCATCTTGTAAATTATTTTTTGGAGGTGTTCCATCACCTGTAAATGATAATTGACAACCACCACCAGTCCTACCAGCAGTTCTTTTGGTTCTAAATGTTATTGAGTAATCATTTGGATTTTGTGTTCCTTTATCTGTAACGAATTTAGGTTCATTATTTTCATCATAGTATTGTTTATTATGTTCTAATTCCAATAGAGATTCATTTGTTCTAATATTATTAGCTATTTCTATAGCTGACATGATACTTTCCACTTTGACACCGCCTGTTTGTACTAAGTTTGGAACGTTATTTTCACCAATTAAATCTTTTGCCTTCTCTTTAGTAACAACTTTACCCATTCTTTGTTTATATTTATCCTCTATATTACCAATTCTTTTACCAAATTCTTTCCAATAAGAGGAAGCATCAGGTAAATTCATATCATCTAATTCTTTTTTAATGTTGTCAATCTCTTCCATATAATCAGATGATATGTTGGATATTTCGTCTATTTCATCATCTGAAAATACATTACCCAATCCAACTTCAGTTAATGTTTTTTTAATAAATCCTTTTGTTTTTTCTTTTGTTTCCTCTTTATTTTCACCTTTTATTAAATTATCATTTATAAGTAATGTATGTCCGTCCTCACCAAGATATTGTCCTTGATTATTTCTTTTAGATTCATTTTGATGTAGTTCACAAATGGTTTTTGAATTAGCAGGACAACCATAAATTCTACCTGACTTACCAAACTTACAACTAACTAATGCAACTCTTTCTGTAGTCCCACCTTTTATTTTATCACCAGCAGGGAAGTTACCAGCAGATGGTAAATAAACCTCTTCACCATTAGCAAGTTCTTGTTCATATAAATTATTTTCAGCAATTTGTTTCATAATTGAATTAGCTATGTCAGAATCAGATTTATGTAAACCAACCATTAAATCATTATAACTATCTGCAATTGCTTGTTGTGCTTCTTCACTTGGTATTTCATAATTTTCTAAAATATTTTTTAAATTACTTTGGTGAGTTTCTAAAGTTGTAACAACTCCACCATCAACATTACCAGATTCAACTTGTTTCCTAGCAAAATCTATTGTATTTTGTAACGCTGGATTATTAAAACTTTGAGTTAAATAATCTTTTGAATGTTCACTACTTGGCATTTTAATTTTACCATCTTCACCGATTACACCATATATACCATGTAAACCACCTCTTATTTTCTGTAAGATAGGGTGATTAGAAAAATACTCAGCAACACGACTATCATCTTTTGGTTTTACTATATTGTCATTACCTAAATCAGGTTTAGCTGCCGTTGTAAATCCTTGTTTAACACTTTTAGCATCAAAAGTTTTTAATTCAACTAAATCAGAAACCTTATTAACTAAATCAGCTGATTTTTTAGTTCCAGCATCACCTGATATGATTTTTCTATCCCCACCTAATTTGTTTAAGTAGGCTTTTTTACGACTATCATTTGTAGAAAATCCAGCATTATTGACTAACCATTGAGCTGCTTCTTTTTTCTGTTCAAGTGAGGAGTTGTCATCATAAATAATTGCGATTTTATCCAACGAATCTTTGACTAAAGTTTTTTTATCATCACTTAAATTTTCAACTCTATCTTGTACCCTTTTTTCAAAATCATTAACTATTTTTTTATTTTCATCACTTAGATTTTGTGTACGGTTAGATTCCCCACTACTTTTTTTCCTTAAATAACCACTCTTTTCTGTATCGAAATCATCAGCACTTAATTTTCCGCTATCATCTTCTTTATCTTGTTTGGTATCCTTACTATCAAGGTTAGCTGCTTTTACAGCTGCTTCTTTTTCATCATTTCCTTTTCCTTGTTTGATATCTGAAGCATATTGTCTAGCAGTTTTCATCGTGATGGTTCTCATATCACCTGTTCGTGGGTCTTTAAATGTTACCTTCTCATCATCTTGTTCATTGATTAAATTTTGAATAACCTCATAAATAACTTTATTTGGTAAATTCAATTCTTCCATTGATTCACGAAGTTCTTGGATATGTTGTGCGTTTTTTGGATTAGGCATTCCATCGTGAACACGATATGCCCATTCTACTAATATATCTTCTATAATTTTTGAAATATGATTCATTTATAACCTCTTTGTAATATCTTGCATTTCACCATAATTCAATCCCATTTTGGATTTGGTAAAATGTTTTCCTTCTTCTAAAATTGATTTTATGTCTTTCAAAGTTTCCACTCCATCTTCTTTTGAAAAGTCGAATAAGAAACTATCATAATTGTATAAAACCAATTTTGTTTTTTTATTTAATAAATAGTCTTGAATTTTTAAAATCTTTTTAACATTTAATTCTGTTTCTAAAGCCTGAATCAAATAATTAAAAACTTTATTTCTGTTTAAATCCTCATAATTTTTAAATAATAGTTTCCGTCTATAAATATCTGTAAATACTAAATTATGTGTATTTATTTCATTCCATTTTTTATTTATATAATTATGTACTTTATTAAAGAAAGGAACACTCTCTCTTGTTTGTTTATCAATGCCACCATATAAAAGTTTAAAAGTTTTTTGTTTTGACTCTTCGTAGGAACATTGATAATGTTTTGCTAGATGTTCATGTACTGATTCCTCACCAAAATTATAATCAACCAAGTCAGCTATTAACCTCAAATGATATGCATCAAAGTCAAATTCAACCAAATAATCATTTTCAGCTATGAATACTTTTCGTTTATCCGGTGGTAGTGCTGCGAAGTTTACTGTACCAAATGAATTACTTGGACGACCTGTCGTGGTGAATAAATTGTAGTTACTATACAATTTCCCATTTGAAATATGTTTTTTTACTCTAATGTCAAACACATCACACACATTATCACTTACCATTACACCATGTTTTTCTATATTGTAAAAAGCCTGTTCAGATAAATTACTATTATCAAACCAACCACCATCGTTTGTTAAATTTATTAACTCTTTATTTAAAAACTTAAACATTTTATCTCTAATGCTATCACAATACTCTTTATGTTTTATTAATGGAATGATTTGATTTAATTTTTTCACATTATAAAATTTATTTGATAAAAAGTCTATCGCATTGTTTCGAACTTCAAAATCCATTGGTTTTCCATGAATCCACCAATGGGCTTGATTTACACAAAACACTTGTTTATAATTTGAGAATATTGGTTGTAGGTTTTTACCATCAGGTGTAAATATTAAACCTTTATTTTTAGAAATTATAGAATAATCTTCCATAACATTTGTAGAATCTGGATGAAATTGTGTAATGAATTTTGAGTCACCAATTAATGATTTATTTTTTGCATCATATTGTTGAATATACAATAAAGATAAATCATTACCGTTGTGTATAGGATGCAATGATGGGTTAGAATATATAGGTATTACAATGTAATGATTATCCATATCTAAATATATAACTATTTTATTATAAAATCCAAATCTTTTTTTTAACCAAAACGTAATTGTGAAGTTGGAAAATCAAAATCTGTTATCATGCTTTCACTATCAGTAATAAAAAAACCTTGGTTTTGTATTACAATATAATAATTTGTGTTAGAATTTAAAGTTATCGCTGGTGGTGTTATATGCGTGGTTCTTAAACCAGTTGTTGTTGATGCGTCATTACCTTCCTCTACACCACCTCTCTCATCTGATATATAAATTATTTCATATTTATCTTTTAGTTTTTGATATGCATCCAAATTAAATCTTGAAATAGCATAATTGTAAAACCTTAAATTATTTTTTAAACTATCAGATAATGAAGTTGTTTTAAAAGATAAAACTAAACCTATGTTGTTAAAGTTCTTTGTGTAAATTTTTAAGTCAGTTATGTAGGGTGTAAGTTCTGTAATTTTAAGTTTTTTTCGTGTTTTAATCGTTGTTACAATATAATTTCTTTCCTCTACATAGTAAAAAACTTTTAAATCTAAATTATGTAGTACTTTTGGTGATAACCTTACTTTGTCGGTATTAATATCAATATAATGTGATTCTTTTACTTCAGGCCTTGGTCTAAATTGTGTATCTAAAGTGGTAAACCAACCGTCTGAATTAATTCCATGTGATACTTTCATTACCTGTAAATAAACATTATCTAAATACATTTGTGGTAAATAATCTACTCTAAATGTATCGCCCGGTTGAATGGATGAAATACCATATGTGGTTAATGAAAGTGTAAATGGTAATAAATTAGGTCTTGTTTTTAAAACAACTTCTTGAATTTCTTTGACTTTATAATAATTAGTAAAATCACTTACGACTCTAAATCCTTGTGCATTTAATCTATCTATATTTATTTTAATTAATCTTTGTTGTTGTTTTTTCTTCTCATCCTCTGTTAACTCAGGTGAATCGTCAAGGTTTTCACTTGTATATGAAGTCAAAATGCTTTCTAATTGTTCATCACTACGAATAGCTGATGTTTTGTAAATGTCATCAGATATCAATAGTTTGGCATTTTCAAACACATCATTTAATTCACCATCTCTATTTTCATTTGTATCTATTTGATTAGCTCTAAATCCACTGTTGTCTGGCTCATAAACTATTGATAGTGCATCAACATCCAATGAATTTATAGCTAAAGCGTCATCTAATTGATTTGATAATGGGAATAATTTATTTTCATGGCTCATACCTTGCACTGCATACATGTTACCAATATTACCTTCTGGTAAAGAAAACTCTAAATTATAATCTTTCACTATAGAATTTGGTGACATGATGTTAAATTGAAACATTTCTACAAAAGCGTCTTGTTGATTTTCAATATTAGATTGTCCAGAATCATTTATTCTTTGTTGTATGTCAACACGATTATTATCAATAATAATTAACTCACTATCGGTTTCACCTGAAATCATTTTCCAATCAAAAACCCCATCACTACTTTTATTTATTTCACCTAATAAATCATTTATTACTTTTCTAATGGTATTGTTTCTTCTAAAAGCACCTAAAATCATATCAGCATTTATAAAAACTTCTCTTATAGGTATTCTATTTTTTTTAATATCCTCATCAGTTTGGCTATCACCATTGTAGAATAATTTTGGATATTTATTATTGAAATAACTATAAGAAGTACCTCGAATACCTTCATCAAGTTCGACAGAATCACCATCCGGATCAGAATTACCCCACCATTCCGGATATAAAAAATTAGGTGTTGATTCAGGTACATTAGCTAAGGTTTTTTGTCTTTCCTCAAATACCTTATTCCAAGTTGTAAAAGAATTTGAAGAATCCATTCTTACTTGTAAGTTATTTCCATCTTTAATATTTTTCGTTCCACTACCAAACCCAAACTTTTCATTAATTATTATATCTTCAACGAATCCCCAACAAACGTACACATCATCAACATTCAAACTATCAATAAAAACACCGGTTCTAATAGCATTACCACTTGGTGTTAATCCAAAATTTGTACTACCTAATTGTTTTTTTGCTAGATTTTGTAATTTTTTATTATATGTATCTAAATCCTCTGCACTATCGTCCTTATTAGGTGTAATAAAAAATTCTCTAGTGTCAGATATTTCATCCTCTGATTCTTCTATTTCACTTAAAGTACTTTGTATGCCAAGATACAATGCTCCCTCATATAAGACATTTTGAATTTGTCTTACAACTATTTCATTGGTTTCTTGTCCAAGTAGGGCATTATTTGATGAGGTTAATGTAATGGAGCATTCAACACTTCCATTTTCTAATATTTTTGCATTATAGTCTACAACGATTCCTTGAATTACATCCACATAACCTTGATTTTCAGTAATAAATCCTATTTTTTCCTCTACTTCAATTGACTCTTGGTTTTCATCATCTTCATAACCAGGAACATCCTTTGAACCATATAAATATTCTTTTATATTATCACTTGTGATTAAATCTAATGGATTATAGAGGTTTTCAACAGAGCTCCATCCAAAATCAACAAATACAGTAGCACCTGGTTTGAGAAAATATTTATTATAAATTTTATCAAAATCATCAAAGTTATGAACCACGAAGTTTACAGTTGTTCTTTTTATAACACCCAAAGTACCTTCGGTTTCTGTGTTAATTGATGTGATACCAGTTTGAGGTTTTATCAATTCGTTATTTTTTAATTGATTAGGAAACAATGCGTCAACATCATTTTGTGATGCTACACCAATGCCTGACATCCCGTTTAGTGAAACGGAATCAAATATTTGTAAACTATTTGTTGTCCCCTTATCAGCTGATTCTTGATAATTATAATCACCAATTACATAAATCTTTCTTGCAAAATCGACTTTTTCTCTCGCACCCCTTTCATCATCACCTGGTGTTTTTACAATGTATTTTATTATTTTAGGACGACCTAATACATCTAATTCTGAATTATCTTTGATAGGTATAACTTGTGTGCCCGGATTCTCATTACTATAAAGCTTAGCTTTTACTTCAGATATTTGAGAGCCCTCATCATCATTTACATTAAATTCTTTGTAAACCTCAGCAACTCTTTCTGGTTGAATAAATTTAACAGAAGTCCACATTCGTGCAAAGGGTGTTCTTTCATTTAAATTAAATCCATTATTCCCCGTTACATTAAGAGATTCTCCAAATTCTCCCTCTGTTAAAGTTTCTCCTTGTTGTCTTCTTTCCAATTCTTCTTTTACTTTTCCAGAAATTGGAGATCCAAATAGTCTTTGATTAATCATAATTTAAGAACCTTTAGCGTTTTCTGTACTGATTGGTATTCTTAATGATGTTCCTGCGGGTATATTATTTGTGGTTAAATTATTGACTTTAGCGATAAACCACCAAAGTGTTGGGTCGTTATAAAACCTATTAGCTAAATTATCACACCTATCACCCTCAGTAGATATAAAGTACATGTCACTATTTTTTTCATCAACTGTATTATAAATAGTTGTAGCATAATAATTTTTTTTATTTTTTCTATTTTGTTTTGTATTCTCGTATCTAGCCATTTTACAATCCTAAAATTCCTAAAACTGAATCATCATCCGATTCATTATAATTTATACCATAAAATTTTGTTCCCAATCGTGGTGCGCTTTCATGTATCACCTGATAACCAATACCCACATTTACATGTCTTGGTACTCTTTTCCCAACTTCAGTTTCATATGGTGATGTATTATCTACTGAATATGCTATTGATTTAATATATCCATTTAACTCTTTGTTAACACGACCAAACATTTCTCCATATCTTAATTTAGTTAATGGTGTTTTCATTCTATTACCATAAGTATCATTAGTATATTCTGGATAACATAATGATGTTAATCTATCCATCTTTTTATAAATTGAAACTAATTCATCACTTGTCTGTGCAACGAGTTTTAACTCCATTTGTATTTCTCTTTCAGCTCTTTCGTATGTGTAAACAGGTTCACTTCTTCCAAGATAATTATGTGAGGCATATGATGGTGATATGTTTTCTGATATTGAATCAATATAAGCTCTAAAAAAAATATAAGTATTATCTCGCATATCTTTAAAATAAAATGGTAATCCATTCTGTACTTTTTCAATGTTTACACCTATTGGTGTTATATTAGCATCCTCTGTACTAATCACACTCGTTTGTAATATTGAAACAAGACTTTCACCTGATACCATATTAGCTAGAGTCATTTTATCACCTGATTTAGAAGCTGGGTTTTTAAATTTAGTTCCAGATGCTATCGGAAATCCTGTAGAAGCGTCTATGATTGGATTACCTAATCCTAATAAACCATTATTACCCGTAAATGTATTCTCTATCTTATAATTAAATCGTGAAACATTATCATACCCTATGAAACTACTTGGTAAAGGAGAGTCTTTTCTTATTAATACATTTGGTGTTGTACCTGTTAATCTTCCACCAATGGTAGCTAGTGTTGCCAATGGGCTATATAATGAATTGAATCTTTGTGGTGATACTAAAGTTGGTGGTTGTTCTCCTCGTAAAGATAATAATGGTGATTCACTCCTTGAACCAACAACTCCTAAAGCATTTTGTGATGCAACAAATTCTAACCCACTTGGAGATGATAAGTATTTTCCAATTCTTACACTATCAGTTATCGCTCTTGTTAATGGCGAGTTACGACTACCAAAGTTTTGCAATCTCCCCCCATTTAATCCTTGACTTGTTGGAATATCACTAACAACATATGGTTCACTTTGTGAACTTCCTAATGGATTTCTTGATAAATTAAAAATACTTGGCCTTGTGCCATTATCTCGAATGTTCAACTTATCTCTATTAACAATAGGATATGAAACAGGAGATAACCCTTTAAATGTAGCTGAATCTTTTACTGTATGATTGGCGTTATATAAATTTTCCCAACTTAATCCATCCAATGGTGCTAAACCTAATTGACTCAAAGGTGTGAATGGTGTCTCTTGAATACCAGCTGTAGAAAAATCTGTTGGATTTGTAGCGATAATACTTGGTGGTTGAGGTGGTTCATTAAATAATCTGGTTTCATTAACATTTATAACATTGTTTGAAATAAAATCATCTGTTTGTTTTACCAAATCATCATCAAATATACTTTTTAAGTTCTCTAAACCCATTATGATAAATTCTCCATAGCTGATGCAAATTTTCCAGCCTGTCTTCTTTGTTCAGATATTATAGCGTCTTGTTGTTCTATTTGTTTTCTTAACAAAGCATTGGTTTCTCGATTCATATTTTGTAAGGATTCTGTTCTTACAACTGTTTCACCTGCATCAAATATCGCACTACCTCTTGTTAGAGTAGCGGTTTCTCCCATTGGTAAGTCTTGAAACCTCTCAGCTTTTATAGCACCAACACCAGCTAAAAGAAGTCCAGCACCAGCTGTAGCTCCTATTAAGGCACCAAGTCCACCACCCTTCAATGCACCAGCTGTTACTAAAGAAGCGTAGGCTACAGATAAAGAACGAACCGCCATCAATGCAAAACCAGCGGCAATAATCGGAACTAACAATCTCGCTTCAGCTAAACCTTTTGTTATTTTTGCAATACCACTAGCAAATGACGCTAATGAAGGACCAATTGATACGATTAATTCAGCCCCAATTGTTTGAAAGTCATTTACAATTTTTGCTATATCATCTAATGCTTCTCTACCCACTAATTTTTCAAATGGTTGTTTACTTATTTGTTCTTGTAAGGTTGTTGCCTTTTCTTGATTAGTTACAAATTTAGCTAATTCATCAACACCTACCCCTATTGAGTCTGCTAATGCTCTTCGTTGAATTAAATTCAATCTATTGAACTCTTGTTCTGTACCAAGTTGTTGAACTACGTTTGCAACGGCACCTTCAATGTCATTATTTAATGCTAACTCTCTAGCTTTTTGAAAGTTTAAATTTCTACCAATTAATATAGATGCCTCAATTTCCTTATTTAATGAACCTTGAAAATCTAATAATCCCTCAGCTATACTAGCTACTTTATCAAAACTTGTTCCTAATTTTGTAGCCAATATAGCGGCTTTACCAATATTTTCTCCACCATCGGCGGTAAATTTAGCTATTGATTCTGAAGATTGTGCAATGTCTTTCAATACTGCAACTGGTGATACACCCTCTTGTTTAGCTAATGAAGCCGTTTGTTTTGCAAATTGATTAGCAGCGTCTAATGATAAACCAGACACTTGTGAGAGTGTTCCAACTAATTTAGCACCTTCAGAATTACTTAACCCTAAAGCTACTGAAGTATCTAAAACTGATTTAGATAAATTTATAGATTCTTCTAAACCAAAACCAAAACTTGTTGTTAATTCATTTACAATATCTATATTGTCACTTATACTTTTACCCAATCCAGTAGCTTCAACACTAGCTTCTAATAATCCATTTTTAATTTCTGGTGTTTGCATTCCAATTGCACCAAAGTTTTCACCAATCGCCCTTGTTAAAGAATTGAATTTTGTAAATATTGCTGTCAATCCACCAGCTAAACCTATTTGTGTCAATAATGAATTAGCTAAACCATTAGCTGCAGATAAAGCTTGTTCTCTAATTTTATTATTTCGTTCATCTAATTTATTTTTAGCTATTTGTTTTTTCACATCATCAGATGCTAATTTATAATTTTTTGCTAATATTGGACGTTTTTCCATAGCCAATTCATTAGCTTTTGAAGCTAAATCTTTTGATATTCTACCCAACTCATTGTTATCCTTTTCAAACTCTAACGCCTCTTGTTTGATTTGGTTAAGTTGAGCGGTTAAACTAAGTTTTTCTTTTAAGTTTTCATTAGCCATTATTTTATTTCACCAAGTCTGATAATTTATATTTTTTTGGTTTATATGGTTTGTAGTTTGGGTCTGATTCTTTAGCAATTTTATTAAATTCATCCCAACCTTTTTTAATATCATTGTTCAAATCATCTATGATTTTTTTTACTTCTTTGGAATTTTTCATTTTTGATTTTGTTATTTTATCAGCTAATTTGTCAACTATTTTTTTATAAACATTTTCTGATAAAATGTTATCAACATTCATATATGATTTTTTATTTGACACAATACTCTCCTAATTAGATAGTTGTATTCATATATAAATATCAATAATGTATAAAATTATCTTTTAAATCTTGGATTAATTGGTGGTTTGGATGTTTTGGATTTTTGTTGAGCTTTTTTTATTTCTTCATTTTCTTTTTCACGAGTTTCAGATAATTTTCTATAGTAGAAATTTCTTAAATAAACAGGCATCCCATATACATCAGAATGTGTAAATCCTTTTCCATAATACATTAGTTGGAATATTTGCTCGTGTAGTTTTGGTTTATCTTTAGGAGTCAGGCCAAAAAAACCCCACCGTCATTGGTATGTCTACCTTGACGGATTCTCCTTCCATTTCTATCTCTTGTTGTAATTCAATGTCAGGTGAAACTTTTTGTATTTCTTTTCTTAAATACATTGAATCTCTAGCTAATAAATTATGGACAAATTGATTAATGGTTGATTGTGAAGTATCACCATCTACAGATGTAATGGAGTGTCTTAATCTTGTGGTTAATTCAGGCACCACTTGTTCACCTAACTTTTTTGAGGCGTTTAAATCATTCAAGATATTGTTTTCATCCGTTCCAGTCAATAATTTAAAAGTAATACTTTTCTTTGAAATTGGTAACTTTACTTCAAATTTATTTTCTGTTATTTCACTAGATAATGTTTTAAAAGGACAATCTGCTAAATTAAATGTATGTGTTATTACCTCACCTGTATTCGGATTAGTTACTTCACATTCATATTCAGGCCCATATGCTAAAACTCTTGCAGCGACCATAACAGCATTTTTATCGCCTGTTATTAAATCATTTGATTTTATACCTTTAGTTAATATTAAAGAATCCAATAATCTATCAATCACAACACCTTTTTTAATTAAATTTTGTGATGTTAAAATATCCTCTTCTTTAGCTGTCATGTATTTTATTTCAATCTTACCATTTTTTATTGGTGAATCCTCGCCATATAATTTACCACCACTTGGTAAGTCAATTAATTCACTTGCAAATTTTTGTTCTGACATTTTTTATACCTCCGTTGCTCTTCTATACCAACCAAACCAAAATCTTTCTTGTTCTGGTTTTTTGATAACTAAATTAGCAAACCTTAATACTCTGTATGCTCTCACTCTTTCAAGTTCAAGATTTTGTATAGCATTTAATGTGTTTGGCCCAATACCACCATCTACTGAAATTTTATTTTTATTTTTTGCATTTGCGGCTCTTTGTAAAACCTTTACAGCTCCACCTTGTCCAAAATTTACACACATATCAAAGTAAATGTGTCTTAATTGTGGGGGAACTTCATCACACTTACCTCGTCTCCAATAGTCTGTATGATATATTTTTTTAGCTTGTTCTTTTGTGAGATTTTTTATATCAATATCAGGATAAAATCGTTTCGTAATTCCATATTTAGTTTCACCACCTAAATCTGTTGGGTCGTTTACATACCCACCTTCATGCTTTAACACTACCTCTATTATCTCATTAAATGTAGTTAATTGAGTTTCATTTGACATATTTAATAACCTCTTTAAAATTTTACATAACATTTTCATATATAAATATATACAAAATAAAAAAACCCTCAATTTATTTATCAAGGGTTTTTCTGTAAGTGATTAAATATTTTTATTAGAAGTTTAATATTGCGTAATCGTATCGTAATGTTAATGCTATTTCTACAGGATCACTTGAGCTAAAATCCAAATCACCAAAATTAGCTGATTGAATGTAAGAACCTTTTAGTTCCCATTCTTCAACAACAGCACCAGTTGGGTCTAAAAGATTAAAGGTTATATTTTTCTTATAAAAATCAGCGTATCCATCTCTACCAGTAACTGATTCATGATGTAATAAAATCCATTCATGAACTTGTTGGGCTGCTGATGGAACAATTGGGTCATATAAGGTAATTTCTAATGGTTGCCATCTTGACTTACCTTTAACATATCGTGTTACATTCATGTGTTCCAATACCACTTCTTCTGATTCTAATGATGGTCTATTCATAGCCTTAATTAAATAAGCATTAATACCATCAATTTGCATAATAAATCTATTCTTGAGCTTTGGCTCAAAGGGTGTAAACATTATATCTTGTGGTTCTAATATTTCTGGCATTTTATTTCTCCTAAATACATTATACCTTTATTCATATATAAATATCAAAAAATACAAAAAAAGGGATTTATATTTCTACAAATCCCTTTAATTTGGTTATTCAACTAACTATTATTCTGGAAAAGAAGCACCAGTTGGTTGTATTGTAAAGTCTAATACAATGAACTCAGCAGTTCTCGTAGGTTGTAAGAACAATTGTCCAATCAATTGATTTCTATCAATTGTATCAGGTGTATTGTTCGTTTCATCCATTACTACTCTAAACGCATTCAAACCACTCTGTGATTGTACTTGTTCCAAAAATGGATTTACAATTCCTAAGAATCTTCTTCTTGTTGCTGATGTGTTTTGTTCAAATACCAAGAATCTTGAAGAAGCTGCTATAAACTTCTTAACTCTGATTAAAAGTCTTCTTACATTGATTCTATCAAGAGCACTTGCTTTTTTCTGTAATGTTTTTTGTCCAAAGACAGTCACCCCTTGTCCAGGGAATGTAGCAATTGGATTAACATTTGAATCATACAATGTATCTCTTTCATTTTGAGTTAGTTTTCTTTGAGCCTGAATAGCTGTGGTGATTCCACCACGATTTAAACCGGCAGGTGCAAACCAAGGGTGAGCTACTCTATCATTAAAAGCGTAAATTCCACCTAATACCGTTGAAGGTGGCACCCATCTTTGAGCACTTGCTACTTGTGAATCAGGTACTTTAATCCAAGGATAGTACATTGCTGCAAAGTTTGAATCAACTGCTTCAGCCTGTGTTACGGCATCTGCAGGATTTTGTCCATATACAACCGGGTCTATGATTGTAAAACAATCACCTCTATCTTCACAAATATCGATTGCTTTATTGGTTATAGGACTATGTTTAGAGTGAATCATACCAGGTAATAGAATTAAATTAATATCAAACTCGTCTTGATTTGCTAACAAATTAAGAGCATCTGTGTATGCATTTAAACCTCTAGCAGCATTTGAACTATCAATTGTAAATCCTTGTGATTGAGTATTAATAAACTCATAGAAGTTTGCTGGTATTGCCGTTGAATCTCCTACGTGATTACCTAATGCATCAAATCCACTTTGTCCATTTGAACCACCAGTAAACCCACCATTACGTGAACCACTACCAACGTGTGGTAAAGAAGCAGATAATGAATTTAATCTAATTGTACCATTTTCATCCAAATAATCTAATGTTGGTGAATTGACACTTTTAACTCTGATGTATCTTGATTTATTTGGAAATGAACCAGTCAAACCTAAATAAGTCGTTGTTCCATCAGTTTGAACTTGTTGTAATTGGTCACCAATAACTTTTGATATAAAGTTAGTTTCGTTAGGGTCTAATGATACGTTATTATAAGATTCAAGAATTTGTTTTCTTTTTATACTATCATTACCAGCTCTAACTAATAATGTAAACGTACCTTTTGAATTATTTACGTTCGATATTTCGTATCTAATATTGTGTTTTGAACCACTCACCAATATATTATTTACACCGGTACTCTTTAGAACTGTATTATATGAATCGGCACTGTTCATTATTGTTCCGTGAGACAATGTTTCTAGTGTAAAAGAGGCATCTTTACCACCTGCCGTAGCGGTACCGTTTGATTCAAATCCAGTATTAGCTGCGAGGATTGTCGCATTTCCAGCTGTTCCTTCAGCAAGCAATTCTAATGTAATTTTACTTGTACTACTACCTTGAATTGCTCTTACACCAAGTGTTCCTGCTGCTAAGAAAGAACCATCAGCTAGATTGTTAGCTCCAAATTTATATTTTGCATTAACAGTTCCATTTATTGCATCAATCACTACAGAAGCAGCATCAGCATCATCTGAAATTAATGTTGTTGAAATACCAAAAGTAGTTGCTACTTCGTTAGCATCAACGTTAGTTGATGTTGCAAACAAAAAGGCATGAGCGGTACCATCACCACCAGCTGCAGTTGGTACTGTCAATGTAAACTGGTCAGATGCTGCAACACCTGTTAAATCAATTGCATCCACTAATCTGGCAAATGAACCTGTTGGAAATACATCTGTAGTAGCTGGTGCGACTGTTCCGTCCATGATTCTAACTACAGTTAAGGAATCTGAATTTTTTAAATATTCTTCAGCCGCATGTGAGGTAAGAAATTGGAATGAATCTGAACCTGATTTAACAACATCTCCAAATTTTGCTTGGAAATCTGAAAATGATGTTACAACGGTTGGGATTCCTGCAGGACCTTTGAGGGTTGGTCCGATGAGAGCAGCTCCAATATCAGCCACAGCAGCCGGTAAAAATGTCTGGTCTATTTCATTCGTAAATACACCAGGTGAAATTATTTTTTCGGCCATTGAATTTCTCCTAATAAGTTAACTTTTTTTTTGAGGTTAATACTATTTTGTATGCGCATTAGTATTATTCATATATAAATATATGATTAAAAGTCTAAACGAAAATATTTTTTATATTATTATTATTTATTTGGTGTGAACAAACCTGTTTCTGGATTTAAAGTCCCATCACCATATTTTTTAGTAACTGACTCTAAAAAATTCTTTTCTTTATCTTCAATTATTTTAAAACTATTTTCTAAATCAGATTCTTGTTGTTTTAATTTTAAAATAGCTAATTTTAATTGTCCGAATTGATTTTGGATTGATAAATAATCTTGTTGAATATCTTGAACTTGTTTCAACTCTTCTTCTGTAAATTTTACTTCTGACATTTCATAACCTCTATTTGTTGTATATAAATATATATTTATTTAAAAAAAATTAATTTAATTTCCACCATATCGAGTTGGTTTTGAATCACCATCAATTTGTTCATTTGTAGCATCACCTTCGAATCCAAATGTAACTCTTGATGTGGTTGTAAATTTTTTCATATTAGAGACTTTATTTGTAATTATTGAATTTAAATATTCTGGTAATAAATAAGCTTTTGTAGTAACACTAAAAGTAGATTTAATAAATCTCTCACCATCTTGATTCATTTCTGAAGCATCTGATACACTATCAATTGTACATAAAAATTTATTATCCGTTCCATCACCCCAATATGTATGTGATTGGTCTACAAAAGACTCCACTAATGGATTCATTTGCTCTATAAAATTTGTCCATAGTACAAATTCATAATTTATATCAGCATAATTTGGCATACCAGTTACCACGACATCATAGACAGGTTGGACACCAGTTTGTACTGAAAATCTTGTGTATTGATTATCTTTCGACCATTTATTAGCCCTTACAACATCAACAAAATTTCTACGAATATCATGTGGAAATGATTGACTTGATAAATCATTTCTTGAAACTTCAGTTCTTCTTAACATAATTAATGGAAGAATTAATGAATTGTTTTTGTCTCTTAACACCCCTCGTTTTCTAAATGCTTTCCATCTTTCCTCGTTACCATAATAAACAGGTATTTTAAAAGTTTCATTAGCTTCCTTGACTCTTGGTTTCATTACATTTTTTACATGGTTCAAAACTGCGGTGTCAACATCTTTTAAGGTAATGGAAAAATTGTCTGAAAAGTTATTACCAGGTACAATTGTAGTTTCTCTATTACCACGAATCGTAGTTCCTTTAGTAGAAACTTCATTAGCTCTATTAACTAATTCTTTATTGACAACACCCTTGTTTGTAATTTTATTTACTGCCATTTCTTCTTCTCAATTTTTTTAATTTATCTAATTTATTATTTACCTTACCTTTTATTTCTTCAGATTTAATAGCATTTTGGTCTACCATGCCAATAGCTATTTCTCTTTGTATATCTACTTCAATAGCTTCAGTTCCAGTTTGACTCCCACTACCATCAACTCTATTACCAAACTTATCAATTTTACCCATCATTTTTGACATCATTTCCTCTAACTTCAAATTACCATTTGGTTCTGATTGTACTTGATACATTTTTTCACCATACATATTTTCTTGATGGTTTTCCTTTATATTACCATTAATTGGTTTTAGTGTCGATTCCTCTGGTTTATAGTTCGGAGATGATGTGTCTATCTTTGTTATTTTTTTACCTATAATTCTTTGAACAGCCATTATCTTGGTCTCTCTTCTATTTGTAATGATGATAATCTTGAACGATTTGCTGTAGCTACAATGTTGTGTTTAAAGTTTGGATGTCCTCCAAATAATTTTGGTTCTGTAGTT